GACCTCACCTGGCCTCAAGTTGACGAAGCGGCGGCCGTTATCCGGGTCAAGCGGGCAAAGCAGCGCGGCAAGAAGCGCGGCGAGGTAATCGAGCACATCGAAATCACGCCGGCCATCAGCGCCCTGCTTGCCCGTCTGAAGGCAGCGCGCAAGGACGATTGCCTGTACGTCTTCTCGAGCCGGCATAGGACGCACTACACAGCCGAAGGGTTCAAGGCGATGTGGTCGAAGCTGATGACGGAAGCAGTCAAGGAAAAGGTGATCGTCAAGCGCTTCACGTTCCACGACCTGCGGGCCTACTACGTGACGCAGCACAAGCAGGAACGGGGCGCGTTGCCCGATCTGCACGCCAATCCGGCGACGACGGCGAGAGTCTACGACCGGTCGAAGATTGTTAAACGGAGGGCTTTATGAGCTACACGACTCGACAGGTATCGGCAAAGCTGCGCCGGTATGCCGACTTCTTGGAGGCAGAGAAACACCGCGCGGCCGCGCTTTTTGACCTGACAAACCGAGACAGCACCGCTGAAACCGTGCGGGCTTTGGAGGATGAAATCGAGGAAGTCACGGCGATGGCGAACCATCTGTGGGAGGCAAAGGAGCAAATCTAACATTCCCATTTTGGGAATTTCGATCTGTACGTAAACCCAGTTGACAGACCAAGGAGGCCTATGTGAAAAGGGTTTTTGGTGGGGTGGCTGATGGGACTCGAACCCACGACAACAGGAATCACAATCCGAGCGATGGATATCGTAGCGAAAAGGGTTTGCACCAAAAAAATGAGAATAGTATCAAAAAACGAGTCTTTGATTTTTATGTGTTTTTCGTGGATGATTCCCACATTTCAGGGGTCCAAATGAACGACAACCTACCCATCCGCCTGCTCGAAAACCTGCAAATCCTGATCGAGCAAGGGGCGACAACCGGCATGCTCTCTCGGGCTATCACGGAAGCGATCGAGAAGCTGCGCGAGCCTATTTCCCATCAGGAATCACCGCATCATCCCCAATCGTCGACGTGAGCGCATTGTCGCAGTGACCGGGGTTGATCCAGTTCAGCGCTCGGCATAGCACGCAGCCCCATCGGCGTCCGGCGTTCCTTGCCTTGGCCGCGCGCTCGCTGATGGTTTCGTTTGGCGAACCGCCGGCGAGCGTGTTGGCCGCCTCATCGAGCAGGATCGCGAGATTGAGCAAGTAGCGGCCGATTTTGCTCATTGCTGCGATCCCGGGGGCGTCGATTTGGCGAGCAGTTCGTTCGTCTGCTCCGTGTCGCGCGTCGAGCCGAAGTAGAAGGCGAGCACGGCCTTGGCCTCGCTGAAGAGGTAGCCGATGACGGTTCCGACCATCGTTGCTTCGGTGGTGTTCGCATACTCGACCTTGCCGGCGAGGATCGCCGCGGCGGCGCCTAGGCTTCCGAGGATGATTGCCATGCCGAAGATCGGCGGCATCAGAGAGCGCGTCGAAACCTGCATACTTCGCGCGCTGCTGCGATCTTGAACGGCGAGGCTCGCGAGCGTCTCGGTATCCTTGAAGCCGGCCTGCGCCATCGCCAGCGCGTAATCCTGATCCTTCGCGCGCATCGCCGCGAGCTGCTCGGGCGTCGCGCCAGAGATTGCCGCGGCGATAGCGTTCTGCCGATCATCGGTCGAGGCGTCCGGTTTGGGCGTCAGGCCGAAGACCGATTCGAGCGCGGCAACGCCGCCGCCGGCCAGCGGGCCGCCGAGCACAGTCGCAATCGTCGGCGCCAGCTTCTCCACTACGTTCAAGGCATCGTCCCAGCCGCTCATTTCACTTCTCCGTATCGCATCATGTCCGCAAGTCGTTGTGCGCGCGCTCCCACCTGGGCGGCCCACGCAGAGTTGAGCATCCCATCGGCCGCCGCGCCGTAATTACCCTGCCGCATCGCCGCCAGCGTGTTTTTGAAACCGAGCAGCCGATTCATGCCGAGGTTGAAGCACATATTGCAGATCACACGCTGGCGCACGTCCGAAAGCGTGGACCACCACGGCAGGTTGCGGTCGAGGTCGTGGTAGACGTTCAGGAGATCACCGTCGAGGAGCTCGTTCACCTGCGCGTCGGTCAGCGGATACGACCATCCATCCGGCAATGGAGCGGCTTGCAGGTTGTGTCCTACCCCTACGGTCGGGATGCCCTTCGTGTCCGAATACGGCGTGTATCGCACGCCCTCATCGCGTCGAAGCTCTTGGATGAGCAGCGTCTCATTGTCCTGGTTCACGGCTTGCCTCCCTGGCGAGTTCCCTCAAAATCCTGTCGTCGCCGTCCTTGATCGATTGAAGGAGCGCCCGGAAGTCGAGCAGCATGTCGCGTTGAGCCTCGGCAATGAGCAGCACGCCGCGCAGCGTCTTGTTCGACACGGCGCCCTGTTCTTGCGTGAGCGCGGCAATGCGCCGGATTTCGACGGCGATCATGTGCAACTCGGCCAATCGCTCGAGCACGATCTTGAGTAACCGAATCGTTTCCTCGGCCGCCACGGTGACGACCGCGCTCGCGACGGATGCCTCGCACGAAAGCGTGAGGTTCGTGCCCCCCCAATCGCTATCGACGCCGTAGAAGAAATGCAGCCCGAACATCGTCCCTATGAACGTGCAGAGCGCGATGAGAAAGACCTTGGGATGGCGGAAGCGCAGATATAGCCGCTTCAGAAGCGGCGCATCATTTGCCATGGCCGGAGCCCTTCATTTGCAGGACCACGAGCACCACATCGACGACGAATAGGAGCAGCATTCCCCAACTCATGCGGCGGTTGAATCGACCTTCGCTCGCTGTTGCCTGCGCCGCCCGACTGGCGAGCTCGGCCGCATGCTTTTCTTCGAGTGACATGATCCGCTCGCGGTAATGGTCCATGCGCTCGGCCGCTAGCTCATCACGTTCTCGCAAGTCAGTGCGCAGTCCGGCAATGTCGTCTTTCGTCGCGAGCGAATCGACGAGAACCTCGATGATCTCGTCGTGCTTGGTCACGCGCTCGTCGAGTTTCACGATCGCGATAGAGGCCGCATCTCGGCGCGTTTTAAGTTCGGCGATAGCCATGTCGTAATCCATGTGAGCCCCGTTAGTGCCAGCGAATGCAATTGATGTAGCCGTATGCGACGTTGGTCGAAGTCGTGAACGATGCGTAAGCGGAGAGATAAACGGTGGTCGTCGTCGTGACGTTCACCATCTGCATGCCGACCGGAAGGATGTTGGCATTGCCGCCCGCCGTGCTGCTTAGGTTCGTTAGTCCGACTTCCCCCCCGGAGCCAGGCGCGGTTGGAACCGCCGCAGATGTCGTGCTGATCCACCCTAGCTCCTGCGATGTGACAGTCGTACCGGCCGGCAGAAACGCCACGTTTCCGTAGCAAAGCCAGTTGCCGGCAGTCAACGGAACGGAAGTAACGTTCGCCGCGGTGTTGTTCGTCAGAGAGATGGCCGAGCCTTGCGGGACATTCGAATTGACGCACTCGCCGACCTTTCCTGCCGCGGCGCACGCGCCGCTGGTCACGCCAGATATGACCGGAGTCGTGATGCTCGGCGAGGTTGCGAGAACGGGCGAGCCCGTGCCAGTTGCAGCCGTTACGGTAGCCGCACCGCTGCTGAACACTGGGACGCCGTTCGCGCTGCCATTGTTTGCGCCCAGACCGCCGGCAGACGTAGCGAGCGGTGTCGTCAGACCAGTGAGCGACGTGATGTTTGAATTCGCGCCCGAGGTCGCGATGCCCGAATTGCAGCCGAAGCCCGTCCCGCTTGTCCACTGAAGCGCCTGCGCCGCGCCGTTGCAGGCCGTCACGGAGACTGCCGTAGGCGTGGCGCTCGAGCCTGTCGCATTACCCACAAGCGTATTGGCAGATATCGCCGAAAGCCCGCTTAGGCCGAGCGTGCTCCATCCTGGAGCCGATGATGCTCCCGTCGATACGATCGTCTGCCCGCTCGACGATCCGGTCGGATTGAGCAATTGAACCGGGACTGTCGTCGTACCGAACGCGGCGGCGCTGACGAGCGCGAGGAAAGAGGCAATGAGTTTTTTCATGGTTGTCCTTTAGGAATTGGTGCAAACGAGCGCAACCCAATCGGTTCCCGTCGCGTTATTCGATCCGCTATTCAAACGGGCCCAGGAATCGGTTGTCTTGTTCGTTGCAACTGCGGGCTGCGTGTTCTTTACCCGCGTCTGCCAATGCCATGTGCCGTTGGTTGGTTGCGCGGCGGCCCACGTCATTCCGATCACGTCTTGCAAAGGAATGAGCGCGTTCGTCGTCGCGGCATAGCTGGGGTAGCTGCTCCAATCGCAGTTGCGTGCGATGCATCCGGCGCCGAACGTGACGGGATTCGTGGTGTCGTTGTAGAAGGCCTGAGCCATGACGTTGTCGTATGGCGCGTCGATCTCGTAAGCCACGTTCTGTTGCGTGATCGACCGGCCGTTATTCGTCGCATGCACGCCATAAGTCGTGTTGCCGCCGACAGAGCTAAACATGCGACCGCGCACCCGCGTCTGCTGCAGGCTCGTGACTTGGACGCCGGCTTGCGTGAAGCCGTTGACCGTCAGTTTGAAGTCGCCCTGATATACCGTGCCGGTCGCCCCCAGCCAAGCGCCATAAGTGACGTTTGTCACCGTCCAGTCTGCTTCGACGCGCTGACATAGGTCATGTAGCGGCCCGGCACCGGGCGTCGAGTTGAACTGGTAGAAACCTTTGATGATCTTCACGTCCGCGCATCGATTGAATCCGCTACCGCCGAGCGCCGATCCGCTTGTTCCAGTGCGCAGGATGCGGGCCTCGCCGATCACGATCTGCGTACAGTTCCAATCGAGGTTGGCATCGTTGCCCGATACGGATTTGCCGAGGATCGACAAACCAGAAGTGCCGGCCGTCGTCACATCGAGCGAATCAATACGCACGTCGTAGACTGTCTCGTAGCCTTGATCCGGCTCGATGTCTACGCCGCCAGGTTCGACCACGCCATTAATGACGCCGCCGATCGCGGTGGACTGCGCGCGCTTGATATGGATCGCCTGTCCGCTGATGATCGACACGAGGTTGCGGCCATCGTCGGCGGTATTGGCACCCTTGACTAGCCCGATTTCGACGTTGATCGTATTGGCGCTGTTTGCCGTCCAATTGGCCTGGCCGATGTACAGACCATCGCCGCGGATTTCGTTCGTCTCCAAGTACGGAATCTTGACGTTCGTCGCCCCCGCGAGTCCAACGCAGAAGATCTGCTCGCGCGCCGTCATGGCCGCCCGGTTCCCGTCGAATTTCAGATCAAGCGTCACGCCGTCGCACTGCTGGAGCACCATGCCAACCCACGCACCTCCGAAGTTCGAGGCGCCCGCGTCGGGTTTGAGCATGATGACGCCGGCTCCGCGAATGGACGTGTTGTTGTAGGTCGCTCCGGTGAGCATGATGCCGGCGCAGTAGAACTTCTTGCCGGCGTCGGGGATGGCGAGTTTGCCGGCCATCGCCGTGATGCAATTCTGGATCGCGGTCGTGTCGTCGGTCGGAGACGCATTCGCACCGTCGCCTTTTGCGCCGAACTGGCAAAACGTCGCCTGCGAAATGTCGGTGCGCTTCCACCGAGTCCCGTCACTACCGACGATGACCGTTCCGCCGTTATCGGTGCTCGTGGTGTCGTTCGGGTCTTTGTAGAAAGGGCCACCGCCGCCCGGCGTGCCGATCCCGTAATAGCTCACCACGTAGGCGCGATCGTGCGAAGAGCCAGCCAGGGTGCGAAGCGATGCGATGGAATCGACGGAGCGGAAAAGGATACCGATCCATTGCAGCTGAGAATCACCCACGGTTCCCGCGCCGGGCGCGCCGACGGTCGTCGTAATGCCGCCTTTGGTGTAGACCTTCTGCACCCCAACCGGAATCGGGCTCGTAAAGGTCAGCGTCGTGCCGTTGATCGAGAAGTCGTCGGGATAGTGCTGCGGCGTGCCGTCAAAATCGACCCAGATATTGGCGCCGGAACCGAAGTTCGACGAGAGGGTGAGCTGCGTCGTTACGCCGGGCGTGAAGCCGACGCCGGAGACGAACTCCTGCGGAACCATGTTGCCGCCCGCACTACCGCCCAGAGAGAAGGGCTGCACGTTCGGCAGCGACATGACGACGACGCCGCCCGCGTTCAGCACAGCAAGCGAGTAGGCGGTCGTGCCCAAGCCGAGATAGACAACGGCCTGCGTTCCATTGAGCGACGGTTGGCCATTGATCGTCTTGATCGGCTGCTGAAACGGAATCGATAGCGCTGAGTCCTGATAGACCGTGAGCTGATTGGCCGGGTTGGTCGGATCGGTGCTCGGCTGCCCGATATAGATCGAGCCGCCCTGCAACGGTTGTCCATTGGAGTCGAGGAAGATATCGACCGGATTGCCGACGACGTTCACTTGCATGTGGGTCACCTCTTGTTTTCTAGGGCTTGCTGCCCTGCCACGCTCACCAAGCCGCGCAGCCATTGTTCTCGGGCAATCGGATCATTCGCCGCAGTCTTCGCGGCGCGCGTGAGGTCGTAAAACCTGCGGAATTTGGGGGAGTTCGCCGCCGCCTTGATCGCGGCATCCGAGGCCGTTCCGCCTTTGGCGACAGCCTGGAACTCGGGCGACACGATGAGTTCGTCGGCGGCCTTCATCACGTCGGGCTTGCCGCGCGACAGCGCGCTCGCGATGGCGCGGCCGATGCCGCTGCCTACCGCCGCTCCAATCGGGCCAGCTATGGCAGCGCCGGCCGACGCTGCACCGGTGCCGATATGACCGAGCGCGGACTGCCGGGCGATGTTCATGACGTTTGACATGACGCCGTCGGCATGCGCGTTCAATTCCTCGCGAGCAGCCATGATGCGACCGGTCGTGATCGCCTCGCGCGTCGCATTGGCGATGCCGCGCGACACCTTTGCCAGGTCGAGCAACTGCTGGCGAGTCTCTGGCGGCAAATTGCCCATGACGGCGTTGAACGCGGCCGAGTTCTTCTTCAGGCCGTCCATCCAATCGGCGTAGGCCTTGAAGTTGAGCTCGCCATTCTTCGTGGCCTTGCCGAAGGCATAGCTCAAGCCGCTCGCCGTCACCTGCTGGCGCATGCTGGGCGGGACGGCCTTGATGAGCGCGACGAACTTCGATTCATCGCCCTTCGGCAGCGCCGAGATTGCCGTGCCGAGTTTCCCGACAATCGAATCTCCGAGCTGCTTGCCAAAGAGCGAGGTCATGTCGTCCTCGACGCTCTTGCGCATCTGCACCGCGGCGCGCGCGGCGTCGAACTTCTCTAGTGCACCCGGCACGCTGCTGAGCGCCGCGCGCTGGTCGTCCGAGATGCGCCCGTAGAGTGCCTTGAGCAAGCCGGTGTCGGCGTCCTTGAATGGCCCCTGATTGCGCAAGCCGTTGCCGATGTTTCGACGCACGTCGTCGAGCAGCGCATAGCTCGGCTGCTGCATTTCCGGCGCCATTCCGAGCGCGCGCGGATCGACTTCCTGGCCGCCGACGGTCATCGGGATTTCCTTCGGGGAGAGCTTGCCGAGGATCATCTTTTCGGGTGCGGACAGGTTCTTTGCGCCACCCAGGTCGTCGGCGCGCTGCTGGATGAACGACAGAACGTTTTGCGCCGGCGCGGCCGTCTTGGCCGGGACGGACTGCTTGATGTCGGCATACAGCGCTTCGGCCTTCTGGTCGAGTTGCTGCTGGGTCGTCATCAACTGGCTCTTGACCTGCGAGGAAAGGTCGCTAAGGTCGCGCGTACCGCCCGCGTCCTCGATGACCTTCACGCCGCGCTGTCCGATCTGGTCTAGCCCTTCCATCTCCTGCTGGCGCGCGAGGCTACCAGGCGTCGATTTGATGGCCTGCGCGAGTTCGCGGTATGCCTGGTTCGTCGTCAGGTGATCCGGTTGCAAGTTGTCTTCGATGCCAAGGCGCTTGGCCGCCGCTAATGTCTCGGCGTCGGGCGATGCCTGCGAGGCGAGGATTTCTCGCGCATTGCTCTGGCCCATGCCGAAAGGCGCTTGCCCGGTTGCCTTGCGCGTTTGCGCGGCGAGTTCGTCGGGCGCGATGAAGTCTTTCGCGGCGCTCGCGAGGGGAGATGCGGCAGGGTTGATCGCGGCCTCTTCGACGGCAGCCGGCGCGGCGGCTTCTGCTTGGATGCCAGCACCTTCGGCCGATGTTGCAGCCGGGGGCTGCTCCGCTGCTGCCGTTTCAGCCGCTTGTGCTCGACCCTCCGGCGCAGCGGCTTCGGCTCGTGCGGCCTGCGCTTGTTCTGCTGACGGCGCTGCCGCTTCTGCCGCCTGCGCGCCGCGCGCGCCGACTTCTCCGACAAGCGCTTTCATGACGCGCGAGGCTGCAATCGGAGAGAGCGCCGTCGTGAGCAGATTCGCCGCGAGCCCGAGCGCTTGGCTTCCGGTCTGCTGGTGGACCTGCTCACCTACTGCGCCCCCGGCCGCGCCGGCAGCAACCGCCGCAGGAAGATGCGCGAGCGTCATGCCGGGGAACGGTTGAACCATGAGCCCAGCGCCGCGCGCGCCGGCCTGAATGACTTGCTCGCCAGGCGTCTGCGCGACAGGCAAGCCCATTTTGTCCGCCGCCGTCTGGGCAACTTGCTCCATCGGCGGGATCTGGGCGGCGGCGTTTGGCGCGCCAGCAAGCGGAGCGGCTGCGGCGTTCGCTGGCGAGGCCATATGCGTGCCGAGCAGCGCATCGACGGCGTTAAGCGGCCCTGCGCCGCCAGCAATGGCGTTCAACGCATTGACGGGCGCGTCGACGATGCCCTTGGCCTTGTCGACGAGGCTTCCGACACCTTGCCCAAGCCCTTCTAGGAAGCCGCGCTCGGCGACTCCAGCAGATCGCCCAACGCCTGGCGCTGGGGGATTAAGCGTTGCCCCTGGCGGAAGCGCGATATTGCCGGCGTCTAAATCCTTCTGGAACTGGGCGGCATCCTCCGGGCTCATCTGCCCTTTGTTGAATGCGTCGATCGCCGCCTGCGGCACGATCGGCATCACCTTGGGCTGCGGCTCCTGCGGCGCGGGTGGTTTTACGGTGGACCCGGCGGGAAGCACAATGCGGCCCGAGTTCACGTCCTGCTCAAACTGCGCGGCGTCTTCGGGCGACATGCTGCCGCTCTTGTACGCCTGATAGGCTTGCTCGAGCGGAGACGGCCCGGATTGCACTGTGCCCGGCGCTTGCCCGACGTTCGGTGCCGGCTGAAGCGCATACGGATCGCCACCAGTTGCCGGCGCGGACGATTGCGGTCCGATCGAACCCGGCGCGCTGCCCACGTCGGGCGCGGCCTGCAGCGCGAATGGATTGGGCGACTGGCCTTGCACGTAGCTCTTGGGCGTGAATCCAGTCACGCGCTTGGTATATGCCATCGTCTGCGGACCCCAATTCTTCGGGTCTGTGCCGCCGATGTAATTCGCCACTGCCAGCACTGGATTGCCGCCGTTGCGATCGAGATTCTGCTTGAGCAGGTAGGCTGCGCCGTAGGCTGCCGTCTGCGGATTGAGCCACGGATCGACGCCGGTTTGATCGATGACCGCCTGTCGCGTCGTCGGCGTGATTTGGTACGGCGTTGCGGCGCTCGCGCTCGACACTTGATCGGCGTTCGATTTCTCGCCCTTCGTGCGGATCGACGACAGCAAAGCGAGCGGGATGCCGACTGCCGCCGCCGCGGACTGGTCGGCTTGATCGTAGGCCGGATCCTTGTACGAGGTCGGAAAGGCGCTCGGATCGTAGCCGGTCGGCATCACTGCGCCCCCGTGTACTTATTCAGATACGAGAGGCTTCCGCCGAATTGGCCTGCTCCCTGAGCCGGTTGCGCTGGCTGATTGATCTGCACGCCGGGCGCCGCGCTGGGTGCCGCAAACGGAGAAGGCGCGGTTGATCCGGCCTTGAGCAATTGCGTCATGAACTGCGGGAACGTGGTGCCACGCGCGACCTGAATGCCGCCGATATTGGCGTCTTGCGTGGCGGGCCCGAGGCGGCCGAACGAATACGCCCAGCTCGATTTCCCATCGGCCATGCGAGCGGCGCGCAGCGATGCGTTTTGCAGCGATTGCAGGAACGCCTGAATCTGGCCGGCATCGGCATTTTTCGGAGGCAGCCCCGCCGTCAGGTTCTTTTTGTCCTGCGCCGACAGACCGGCTCCCCCGAATGCGCCAAGCGAGTTCGAAACCGACTGCACCTCGTTGCGGATCGTGTTGACCTGATCCTGATTGCCCCAGAAGTTTTGCCAGCCGGCGCGGATATCCTCGGGCTTGCCCGCCGCCCATTGGCCTGACGCATCGAGCGCGCCGACATTCTGCGCGAGCGTGCCGATGCGCTGCGCCATCTGATCGTGGGCAACGCTATCGGCCGCAGCCTGATCGGCCTGCGCGCGCAGCGTCGGGTCCATATTCGGCGCGTTTTGCAGGTAGTTCAGCTCGCGCACCTTCAGGCCCACGTCCGTCTGGAACTTCTGCTGATCGAGGCCGAAGGTCGCCGCGCGGTTGGCGATGATCGATTGCAAGTCCTGCGACTGCGATTGCGTCAGGCCGATATTGGCTGCGGTCGCGGCCGGCGCCATATTGGCGGACTCAATCGAGGCCGGCGTCGCCTGTCCTTGCACGAAGTGCGTCGCGAAGTCCTGCGGACCCATCGAGGCCGCGAGCGTGCCCCACAAGTACGCTTGCGCGTTCTTTGTGCCATTTTGCTGGTCGGACTGGATCAGCTTTTGTGCGTCTCGGGCCGTCGCGAGTTCGGCCTGAAGCTGCTGATTATTCTCATAGCCCGGCGTGTTCTGCACGGCATCGATATGCTGCTGCACCAAGTCGTTCGCGATGTCGTAACGGCCGTTTTGCAAAGACGCCGCGATGGGAGCAAGCTGATTGATCGTCTGCTGGCGCTGCGCGTCCGTATAGTTGTTCCACGACGACGAGAGCGCCGCACTCCACTCGGGGTTGGCGGTCGCCATTTGAATCGCGGCCATGGGTGTCGGATTCTTCGCGAACTGCTGCCACTGGTCCATGAAGTTTTGCTGGCGTTGCTGTGCCATGCCGAGCAGCACGTTTTGCTGTTGCGTTTGCTGAGCTTGGGCCTGCGTCAGGCCGATCGCGGCTTGGGCCTGCGACGCCTTCAAGAAGCTGTTCACCGGATCGGCCTGGATCTGCATGCCGCTGTAATTCACCGGCTGCGGAGGGGTTGCCATGATGTCGGACATATCAGTCTCCGCTCGCGCCAGCGCCTGCACCCATCCCAGCGCCTACGCCAAATAGACCGGCCGGCGACATCCCGCCAGCACTCATATACGAAGGCGCTGCAGCAGATGCGGCAGGCATCGTGAAGTTGAACGCCCCTGCACCTGCTCCAGCGCCGCCCCCGAAGTACTGACCAAGCGCGCCTGTCACGCCGTTCAGGCCGTTAGTGAATGCGTTCGCTCCGGCGAGCGTAGCGCCCGCACCGATTGCGCCTTGCTGACCGAGGATGCTTGTGATGTTGTTCCCGGTATTCATCGCTGCCTGCCCGGTACCGGCCGCCGCATTCTCGCCAAGGTTGAGCAGATTGCCGAACTGCGAAACAGCAGTGTTTTGCCCGTTTAAGAGTCCGGCCACGCCATTGAGCGACGTACCCAGGTTGCCGATTTGCGTGCCCATGACATTCGAAAGCACCTGCCCCGGCAGATAGCCAAGATTCGCAATCGTGTTGCCTCCGCGCAGGCCTCCCGTCGCGCTCGCGTTCGCGAGAATCGCTTGCTGACCGAGATTCATCGAGGTCGTGTAGAGCGGGTTGCTTTGCAGGCCATTGATTGCCGTCTGCTGCGCCGTAGAGCCATTAGCGCCGGTGAGATCGTTCAATTGCCCGAGGACACGGCCATAGAGATTCAATCCCTGCTGGAAATTGCCTTGTGCCGACTGATAGCCTGGAAGCGCAGCCGTGCCGGCATCCACATACGGCTTGAGCAGGCTGCGCACTGTATCGAACTGATACTGCTGCTCGGCAAGCTGAGATTGCGTCGCATCGGCTTGCTTGTTCGCGGCGGAACGCGAGGCATCCGCCGATATCATGGAGCCCGCCAAACTAGCGCCCGCGACAGCTAATGGAATAGCAGCCGGCATCGATTACTCCTTGCTGATCCCAAGAAGGATCTCGTCGTACAGCACGCCGCCCTTCTGGAAGCTCTTGAGGTTGCGGCCGTATTCGGCCATGCCGCACGCGCGCGCAAAGCGCTCGGCAATGCGGTTGTATTCGGGCACGTTGGTCACGATTCGCCGACACGGGCCATGGTCGAACATCCATTGCGTGCCGAGTTGCGCTGCGTCGCGTGCGGACTTGCCCCAAGCGCGCGGCAACATGCATGTGTGTACTTGGTAGCAGGCCATCGAGAGCGGAATGAGCATGAAGATGCCAAGCGTTTCGCCATCGTCTTGTGCATGCAGATAGATCACGCTCGGATGGTCGGCCGGCTCAAACTGATCGACCGGCGGCGAACTGTCATCGGTGATATGCGGATATACGCGCGGGTGCGTCATCACTGAGCGCACTAGCGGCATATCGGCAGTTCGGGAGATTTGGATCGGCACGACGGCGAGTCCCCATAAGGTTGATGGACTCGCGATCGGAAAAACTTCGCCCGGTACGCGGCTACGGGCTATTCGGATGTATGCGCAACTTTATAGCACAAATAGCGAGTTTTTAACAATCTTACGACGCTATTGCGCCTGAAACGGTCAACGTTGCGCCGTTCGTGGACGCATAGATGTTCATTCCTTGCGTCAACTTGTGGTTGATCGCGTTCGTGAGCGATAGCGCAGCGCCAGGAGGCACCGAGACGCGATCGATGTGGGTCGCATCCGCCGCCGATGTGCCGATGTAGAGATCGACCACGGCGGAGCCCGCAGCCGCGACAGGATTCCATGCGCTCGCGGCTGTTATCGACACCTGCGAGCCGACGGGAACCGGCCCATAGACGGAGGCGGCTGAAGCCGCATTGACGGATTGGCAAAGTTGCGCCCAATTCAATTGAGTCGTCATCGCATTGGCTCCTAGGCCAGCGCCGGACGCGCTTTGATATAGCCGTCGGCGGTCATAGTCGAAGTGTTGAAGATCGCTTGCGCGACGAGATAGACGGTTCCGGCATTGGCGAGCGTAACGCGCGTGAGCGGCGCATCGAGGTTGAACGCTGCAGTCCCGCTCAATGCTTCCGGCAACTGCTGATACGTGTCAGGCGTTCCCAGCGTGGCGGAAACGGTCGCCACTCCTGCCGTGATCTGCTCGATGACCGTGCTCGCCGCCGAGTTGAAGACGACGGTGCCGGAGATGTCCCATGTGCCAGCAGACAAGTTGATGCTGGTTGCATTGGCTGTGACTCCGTTTGTGAGCGATGTGCCGGTCGTCGATGCTTCCGAAAAGCCGACGAGCGCTTGTTTCGCTTGGTAGTTCCCCGGCGGTTGCGCAATACGTCCCGCCGATTCCATCAGCGCGAACATCGCGAGGTCGTTGCGGGCGCGCGGTGCGACGAAGGTATCGAACGCCATGCGCGCGAAAGGATCGCCGCCGCGCATCAGACCCGGCGCCTGCCCATTCACCTGCATGAGCAGGAATTGGAGCGCTTCGGAGCTAGACGAGCCGTTGATCGCATCCGGCAGGTTGACGGTAATATCGCGAGCCATCGACTCCAGAAAGCGCACGGCAGCCTGATTCTCGCCAAACACCTCGGCGAGCATCTTCCGGTCGGGCTTGGGCGTTGCAATCGTGATCGTCGTCATACCATCATCGGCTCGCCTTCAGCCTCCAGTGCCGCGAACGAAACCGGCGCCGCATTGAAGCCGGCAAACCGATAGCCGCGGAAGTTACGGAAGAAGTGGCGCGGGCGCCACTGTGCGCGCTCATTGCGCCGGCCCTGCGCTCCCATGCTGATGAACTTCGGCGCGCTCCACATGAGACCGTCATTCGTGTATTGCATCGACATCGTGTCGACTTCGCCAAGCGCCGCGCGGCCGTAGGTGCCAATGAGTTCGACAGCGTTCACGGCGAACCCCTTGGCCTTGTTGTAGGCGAAGATCGTGTCGAACTGCCATCGGGCATTCACGCCATACTGCTGCGCGGTCGTGTCATCGAGGAAGCCTATGCGCTGGTCGTACTTGTCGCCGAAGATGAATTTTCCGTAGCAGTAGACCGCATGCCACGCGCGCCACGGACCTGACCCGTCCGTGCTCGAATCGCGGAAGAACCAAAGCGGCTGCTGAGCGGATTGCGAGCCCATCACGTCGTATACGAGCGTGTAATCGGGCAGGTGCATGCAGATGAACTGCTGGTCTTTGGTCCCCCAATACTCGAGCGTCGTCCAGTAAAGCTGCTGGTCGGTGTATTGCCTCAAAAGCATCTGCACTTCTCGCGTTGCGATGTCCTGCGCGATGCCCAGGCCCACCGACAGCCATACGCTGGGAGACTCGCCACGCTGCCCGCCAATGAACGCGAAACCTTGGCTCGTCAGGCACTTCGCACGCGGGCCGATGACGCCCTTTTGAATCGTCGCGCCCTGGTTCTCGGTGAAAGGGAAGCCCGTTCCGCCTGTATTGTCGAAGACGGGAACCTGATATCGATTGCCAAGGTAGAGCTCATTGCGAAACTTCCAAATTCCGTTGATCGGATCTGGCTGATTGCTGCTCGAGCCGAAAAGCTGGGTGTTGAACGTGAACTGATTGGCCAGTTGCGTCACGTAAACGCTCACGCCGTCGGTGAGCACGAAATAGCCGGCCATCCAGATCAGATCGATGGGCTGACCAACATTCGGATCTGTGCATTGTTGAAGAGTCGGGAGGGGCTGTTTCGAGCCATCCGGTTTCTGCACGGTGTAAAACCACAGCGTTCCACCGGAGACGATGCCGATACCCTGATTGGAGTAGCCGTAGTCCATCGCGACGGGATTGCCGTCATCAGGAACTTGCCCAATGACTGTCACCACGCCCGCCGAGCTCACCGACACGAAGTTCGTCCCGATCACGCGGTAGCACACGCCTTGCCAATTGATTCCGCCGCGGTCGATACCGGTCAGCGCGGGTGCGTTCGCATCGAAGCGCGTCAGTCCCTCTGCCGAGCGCAGAAGGATGTTCTTTTCGGAGATCCCCGTCTCCTTCACGACCGGGATCATGTTGCGCGGATACGAGGTGCGGAACTCCGCGCCCGCATCCGTATATGACCCGCGCGTGAGCGGAATCTGCATCAGTTACCCCACAGGCCGTAGCCGGGCTGCACGTAGACGCTCGCCGTGCCGCTCGCCGTGACGAGCGAGAGTTGGCCGGCGTTGTTCCCTTTCGAGATCACGGCCGGCAGGTTCGGCAGCAGCATGAAATCCTGATTGGCCACGGCGTTGACGGCCGTCCCGGACACCTGATTGTTTGTCACCCGAGCGAAGGCGTTCGTCGTTCCGCCCACGACAATGAGCCGCAGACACGACGCCATCGGATCGACGCCGATCGTCTGCGGGGTCGACGTGACACTGACCAATTGGCCGTTGCCATAGGAAGGTTCAAACGGTTGAGTCGCGTCCATGGTTCATAGTCCGTCGATGGGTTGAGCGAGGAACGTCACTTTCGTGATGTTCAATGTGGCCGCTTGATCGGCCGAGGCGACGAGTTGCACGATGTCGCCCACATTGATCTGTCCGTTGACGTTGTTCGGGTTTTGCAGGAACCCGGTGAACGTCCAGCATTGCGCGTTTCCCGTCCCCTGGGCGATCGCTTCGAATTCGGACGTATAGAGCGTGCCGCCGACGGGGCCCGTCTGCACCTGAAGCGTCAGGATTCGGGGCGATGCGATCGAGCCAACGAGCGCCACGGAAAACGCGATGCCGGCAATGCTGCGCGTCGCCTGCATGAGTCCCGTCACCACGTTCTGCGTGAGCGCCGTGCCGCCTAGCGGGAGAACCGTGGCGCCGTTTGGGTCGTAGGTCGTGATGACGGAGGGCGTTGCCGTGAGCGCTTGCGTGCCCGCCACCGTCTTGCGCAGCGCATAGACCGAGGAAGCGCTGAGCAGGCCGCGGGGAAGCGTCACATTGCCAAGGATGAGCGATTGCAACGCGCTGATCGACACCTTGCGCGGCTGCCCCTGGTTTTGCGCCCAAATCGCGATCTGATCGGAGAGTTGCGGCGATACGTCGGCCGTCAACTGATTGATGTTTGCCATTTCCGTCCTTTAGGTTGTGCCGCCCTCGATGGTCCACGGATCTCCCGTCGGCTCGAGCAGGTCGTCGTAGCGCGTCGTGACACGATCGGTCGGCGCAAAGAACTGCTGATTCTTGACGTTGCGGCGATTTCCGAGGCCGATCGGCATGTGCCGCGGCATCTGCATCTTCGGGATCGTGTATGTGCCGACGAGCAGCGCATTCAGGCCGCGCCGCGCCGCTAGTCGCGTGTCGGGGTGAACCTGCTTGCCGATCGTGGGCGCCAAGCGCAGTGCGAAGAGCGGGATTACGGCATCTTCTGCCCAATCGGGAATGCCGCTGTCGTCGTTCGCATTGGCTTGGCTCGCGCTGGCCGCTGCGTTATAGCCGAGGCGAATGCCGCGTCCGTCGAGCATCAGCATGAAGCGCTCGAGCCGGCGCACGCCGGTTTGAACCTCTTCCGGCTGAATATCGAAGACGTACCCGGCCAGGCCGATCTCCTCGTAGGCCGCGTTGACGAGATCGCCTTTGGTGGTCATCCCAGCTTCTCCAGCTTGATATGCACCGAATACTTCATGGCGCCGGCCGTGCCAGATGCGTAGTTACTCGTCTGGTAGGTGATGTTGGTGCCGCCCTTGGCGTAGACGATCTGCGATCCCTGTCCGAACGCACCGGCCGCGTTAGCCGTGTTCGTCGGCGTGACGTTGCCAGCCGACAGGGCGACGCTCGAGTCTGCATCCGTCCAGCCGATCCCGATGTTGGGCAGCGTCGACGATGCTCCGTCCGCCGTTGTCTCGACTGCGTAGCAGGACGCGCGATACATGCCCCCCTCGTTTGCGGGCACCGCATATAGCGTAGTCGACGAGATATTCGCGTTCTGGGTAGCGAGATCCACTTTCGCCACGATCGCGGATAGACCGTTGCCGACGAGCGTGTCGCCACCGTATGACGTGAGCGCGTTCGTGATCTTCGCGACTGTCGGATTCGGGTAAGTGCCGCCGAGATCGCCGCCGGCCGGACCGGACGGTGTTGCCGGATTACTGGTCGTGGACAAGACGCCCTGCGACGCGCTGCGGATAACCCACTGGACGCCGTCGGATTGGAGTTCCGCCGTCGAGTACTGGCCCGATAGCGAGAGGCTTGCAGAGCCGTCGATCGTCGCACCACCAACGTCGGTGAATGTCAGCGAGTTGCCTGATGCGTCTAGGCGCTTGAGAACGACGATCATGCCGTTGCAACTGACCGCTCCCGGCAGATGCGCCGCAAAAGAGCCGCCCGGCGCGTTCGTCACGTCGTATTCGACGAAACCATCGTTGCGCGTGATGTTGTCCGAGCCGACCGCGAGCGCAGTCGGTGAAGCAACGGCAGTCACCTTGCGGATCGAGCTCGTGCTGTATCCGCCGCCGACGCCCGGGCCCGCCAGAGGAGATCCCACGTTCGCCATTATTTCTTCGTCGGCTTGGCTGCCGGCGCCTCGTCTTTCGCTTCGATGGTCGGCTCGGGCTGTGCTGCTACCTTCGCCTCATCCGCCGCACGCTTGGCCTCAAGCGGCGTGCGATGCCATTCTCCGCTGGCAAGTGCGTCCTCGACTTCCTCATGCGGGACGATGGTGTAATCGACCCATACGTCATGCAGTTTCTCGGCGTGACCGACGCGGTAGAGCATCGTCGGGCCTTCTGGGGATCGGAATGCCTGCGCCATGTGCTTCTCTCCTATGAAAAAGGACCGAGCCCGAAGGCCCGGTCAAGTGCCGCTGCTTATCGAGGAACGAAGCTCATGGTCGGTGCGGCCGAGTACGTCACGGTCACGATGTCGCCGGCAGAAACCGGGATGACACCGGACGTTTCGCCCACCGAGATCGCCGCAGGGGTGCCCCGCTTGAGCGTGATCGCCGACACCGTGCCCCCGCTGACAACGACCGTGCCGGCCGCTGCCGCCGTATAGGCGTAGGGCGACGCGCCGGGCGTGATCGATGCGATGGCGCCCGTAGCGCCCCATGCGGCAGAGTTCTGACCGCCGACGCACTGCCATTGCGATCCGTCCGCTCGCGCTTCGAAGATCGCGTTCTGCGCGTTGAGCGTTTGGCTTGCCGCGCCCTCCACGTTGTTCGACGCCGCGTCGACAATCGTCACGGTGTTGCCCGAGGCGAACGTCGCGTCCGAGCGCTTGACCATCTTGTATTGGCCTTGCGAGACGGCCGCGCTCGGCAGCACGACTTGAACGTTCTGGCTCGTCGCGTCAACCTCGATGAGCGTGTCCGTTTCCGTGGCCGTGAAGACGAACGGATTCGGGTCGGTCGATGCCGCGACGACTTTCGTCACCGGTGCGTAGACGTAGCCCTGGCCGCCGCCTGGGCCGATAGGAGATTGATTGACGGTGCCACCGAGCCCGGTTTTCGTATTGACGCCGGTGAGCAGATCGGCGGTAAAGCGAGTGATCGTTGCCATGTCCGATTCTCCTTACTGAGCCGTCGATTGCGAGAAGAGTTGAATCCCGCACATTTCGGTATTGAGCACAGCCACGCCGAAGAGCACATCGCAGCGATACTTGGTGAGCATCGTGTTGATGTCGTAGAACTTCTGCAGAACCATCTCGATACCCTGCTCGGTCGTCGCGCGCAGCACTTGGACGCCAGCATCCGACGGGGGCGCATACCGGCCCGGCAGCAGTTCGATCGCGTCTTCCTTCCAGAACGGGTCGAGGTTCGCCGCCACCGTGTTGAGCCACGTGATGGCCGCGCCGTTGGCCGGCGTCGCCGTGCAGTTCTGGTAGCAGACCTCGGCATTGGATCCGCCCTGGCCGCTGATGAAGGGGGGCGTGATCGTCATGTGCGTGCCGTCCACGATCGCGACGACGCGGAACGTCTTGGCAATGCCCGTATCCTGCTTCGTGATGTGGTGCACGCTGTTCACTCCCGCCACGCGGAAGCAATCGCCCACCGCCACGTTTGCCGTTGCCGACACCGTGATCGTCTGGAAGCGGTTATCCACGTTCGTGACTTCGCCGCCAGGAGCCGCCGTCGTGGCCTGCGGCACGTAGTACTGATTGGCCGCGCCGATTGTGATGGCACCACCGGCCGCTGCGGCAATGCGGGGCGAGTAGTCCATTTTGAACACGTCGATATTCGCGACGTTGCCAACGTAGGCCTTGCGGAACGCTTCGGACGGAATGCCTTGCATCGTTTGGCGCGCCGCCAGGTTGCTCGCCATCGAGTTGTAGTCGCGCGAGTTGTAGGCCGCATAGCGCCCATCCAAGCCGATGCCGTTCTCGTTGAAGATCGAGTCGATTTGCGCGACATCGTCGAAGCCGGTCGCAGCCGTCGTGCGAGCCGAGACGAGCGAACCGAGGTTCGTCACAGCCGAATTGACCGCGATGTTGATGTCGGATGCGAGCTTTTGCTTGGCCGCATCGCCGAGGCGCCCTTCTTGCAGCGCGTCGCGCAGTTCGGTTGCCGTCATCGTCCACGGCGCGGAGCGCGGCTGATTGATCTGCGCCGGCACCGAAAGCTGCGTATAGGCGTTGAAGTTGGCCGTCATGTCCGTACCCGCATACGTCTGCGCGATATACGGCATCGGACGCCAGATGATGTTGAACGACCGCTCCATCGCTTGCTGATCGGTCGTGTACTTCTTGACCAGGCGCGACATTACGAGCAGATCGCTGAAGCCTTCAAGCAATTGCTCAAAGGCGACCCGTTCTTCCTTGGAAAAAGCGTTCGACATTTCCCGTTGCTCCCATCACAGGAGCGGAACGGGAAAGTCAGGTCAGCGCTTTTGCGCCGCTTCCTTGAGTTGCCGCTTGTAGGCGATGACCTTTGTCATATCGCCGGTACGAGCCGCCTCTTCCCGCAACCGCTCCAACGTTTTCTGGCTGCCGCCGGATACGGGCGCTCCACCGGATGCGGAGACGCGCGACTCGGGCGCAGGCTTGGTTGCAGTGCGGGACGTTTTCAATTGAGACTCCAATTTCGCCGCCGCGAATGCAAACCGGACGGGATCGTTGATTGAGGCAAGAGACTTCAGCTTCGCGGGGTTGCGGCCCAGGGCGTAGACGAGCAGCGCCGGCTTATCGGCACCGGCCAGCAAGATTCCTTGCTGCTCGACTGAGAGCGCGCTTACGACCTCGCTCTCAACGTCCTGAAAATCCTTCACGCGCAGTTCTTTCGCTTCGCCGATATAGCTGTTCAGCTTCGCCTGACCGGCTTCTTGGCGTGCGCGCTCTTGGGCTTCGACTTCTTCCTTAGCCTTGTCGACCTTGCGCTTGTCGTCGTACCACTTCTCGAGCGCTGCGTCGTACTTGGTTTCGTCGTAATCGAAATCCTCGAGCTTCGGTTTCGCGCCGAGAGTCGGGACTTGCGTGGCTTGCGGAGCCTGCTGCGTTCTGACCTGTGCTTCCAACTCGCGGATGCGTCGCGCCTTCTCGCGGTCGGCCTTGCGCAGGTCTTTCACCCACTGCGGAGCCGTTTTGAGCTCTTGATCCTCAGAGGCCGGCGGGGCCTCGTCGCCAAATTGCAGGGTGAGTTCGCTTTCTTCTCCACCTTCATCCGACCCGCCATCGACGATCGTTGCGTCGTCGGGCTGCGCGCCGGCTGCGGTGCTATCGGGGGTTTCGGGCGTTTCCGCCGCGGCTCCCGATTGAGGTTGTTCGATCTCGGGGTCCTGCGTATCGAGCGTGTCTGCCGTTGTCATGTGATCCCTTTGGCTCGCGATTCGCTCCGCGGAAAGCTATCGCAATAATTAGCAGAAAGTGCCGCGAAAATCAAGAAAATTGCGTATTTCACTGTGTTTGCGCAACTTGTGCGGCACTTGAAGCGCCTGGACTGGCATTTCCTGCCGCCTGTGCGTCCTCGCCCGTCTGGGCAATGAGTGTCTGCAGCAGTTCATGTGCGAAACGCAGTCGGTCGAGATCGTGTCCGGCAAGTTCGGCAATCGCTTTGGCCCGGCTGTCGCCTGCGTTGGCCAGTGTCTTTATCGTGTTGGCGCGCTTCTCTTCGATCTCGACCTGCGATTTCGCCGCCTCGGCCGTTATGCGCTGCGTCTCAGCCATAAGCAGTTGATCCTGCGGGCTCGGCGGCTGTTTGGCGGCCGCTGCCGCCTGCTCTTGCAGTTCCTTGGCCTCTTTCTGGGTCGGCTTAAGCACTCCCATTTGCACCAGTCGCATGCGCAGGAACTCCTGCAGGTCGTCCAGGCCCTCTCCGTCCATGTTCGTGAGGATCATCGACGTGATGATGTTGGCGAGCTGCGGGTCTTGAACGAACTGCAGCATGCCGACGAGCGCACGCACGGTCGCATCACGGCGGCTACGGAAGGCAGGGCCGACATCGACAGTGACTTCAAACTTGCCCTTGCTGGGGTCGTTGACGACTCGGGACACGCCGTCGACAAGTTTGGGCGTCTTCAGTCGGCCGCTGCCGCGCTTTCCGTCCTTGCCGACGGTCTGCATCAGCCGACCGTCCTCGTCGTAGATCTCGCGGGCCATGCCAAGCCAAATTTCGGCGCTTCGGCGCACCGACTTCGCCATGTTGTCCATGTAGATGAAGGCCATCATGTCGATCTGGTTTTGCACCATCTCGACGGCCTGCGCGGAAACGTTGGACACCATCTTCTCGCCCGCTTCCTGCTCGCCGAGCAACTGCTGAATGTCGGCGTTCGTCATCTCGATCATCGCGGCGAGCGCAGGAGGCACATTCGGCGGTTGGGTGAGCGTAAGCGGCAGCGGTGTCGGTGGTGCGGAGCCATCGCCCGGATCGAAGGCGTTGCGCAGTAGGTACGGGTTGTCGTCGATGTTGTCTTTCGCCCACGTCATTTCGTGGCCGCGGATCTCTTCGGGCGTGAAAACTGGCTTCGCGCGCGGCGAGAGCGCAGAGATGATCGCGAGTAGCGATACCTGCATGTTGAGCAGGCGCTGCGAGTCCTTGCCGTTGCGGATGTGGCCTTGAATGCGCTCTTGGTTGTCGATCCAAGCGCGCTTGCCATAGAACGGCACGATCGGAATGTTCGGGCCGGCGATATAGCCGCAGTCCTCGAGCACCCGAGCGCCGTCGTGAATCCACTTGCGCACGCGTTTTTTCGTGACAGTGCGCGTGCGGATGTGCATATAGCCCTGAGCCTTCAGGTCGTCTCGATCATCATCCGTCAGATCGTCGTCATCGATCTTCAGGTCGCGCGTCTTATCGTTCGCGCCGAGCGGCCGGAACACGTGAACCTTCTTGCTGACCTTCTCAACCTTGTAGTACTCGACGATGTAGATCACATCCGGCGTGTACCAGTCGAACTCAGTCATGGTGACGAGCCGGCCGAGACCCATTGTCTGAGCGCTCGACGTGTACTTCGCGGCCAGGTTGTAGGGATCGTTCGGGCTGTCGCCGTATTTCTCCTGGAACTCCGCGCGGCCCATTGCCGTGAGCACCCAGCAGTGCTGTGCGTCGCTCTTGTCGTACTTCTTGCCGCCCAGGTCCCAGAAAACAAAGCGATCGGCGTCGTAAATCGGCTCGAGCGCGATCTTTTGCTTCTCGTCTTCCTCGTCCTCGTCGTCTTCGTAGGTGTTCGTGAGACGCCACGCACCGAAGCCGCCGGCTACGCCCTCTTCGAAGGCGTTGTCCATGGCTTCCTGTCCGCCATGCGCCTCGTCGGCGCGGTACAGGTCGTTCAGGAAGTTGGCCGTATGCTCGTCGGCCTCGTCATCCTTCGGGCGGAAATCGACCGAGACTCGATTGTTCCGGTACTCACTGAAGATGCGGATGCAGGCGAGGTGCAGCTTGTTGATCTCGAACCGCGGCTTATTGTCGAACTGCAGGCGCAGCGCATCTTCCCACTGCGCGCCGTCGACAAAGACGAAGCGCCGGTCCTGCAGGCACTTCATGCGGATTTCGTACTGGCTCTTTTGAGCCATATCGAAGCGGCGCAGCGAATCCTCGACTAGCTCGTCTTCGACGAGATCCAGCCTCGCGCCCATTCCTTCACGTTCTTCAGCCATTTTGTGCGAGTCCATTTAGCGCCGCACGAAGGCGGCGAACAGCAGCGCTAGGGCTGCATCGTTGAACTCGCGTTGAACTGCTTGAGCGCACTCGATACGCGGCTACGAGTGGCGGGACTGGTTACTTTTCCAGCTTCGGAGCGTCAAACGCTCGCGTGACAGAAACACCATGAGGGCCGGCGCACATCACGTCCAAATCGCTCAGTTCGACGCGCTGCTCGGCGCCATGGCAGCGGGCGATATAGATGGAAATGCGGCGGTTTATGTCGCTCGAAAAAATAAATTGAGAGACCGGTCTTTCGCAAACAGCGCAAATTGGCACATCCATCATATTGCTCGGTCGTACGCGTTCATTCGTTCGGAATAGGTTCATCGCCGCCCCTGGTTCCAGTGGTTCACCGTGCGGGGGATTGCGACTGGCTCAGCAGCCTTTTTCGGTCCGAGCAATTGCTTATGCCGCTGGCCCCACTGACGCAAGGCATCTGCGCCGTTCGAATGATCGTCGTGCTTGGGGTGGTCTTTCCATGTCCCCGCGCGATCGTCCCATTCCTTCGAATACTTCTCCAGATGGTCCAAGCCTTCCTTGCAACCATCAGCGTCGAAAAATGCAGATGAGAGCGCCATGCGCGTTTGGTTGATGCCTACGGTAATGTCGTCGATGCGCGGCACGATGAAGGTATCGGTGAGCCCCAATTCCTTGAGCATGTCTTCCACCGACTTATTGCGAAATCCCGTCCCAAGACGCTTATGGCCGGCATCGTGCGGCAGATAGTGACGGCCGAAGACATAGCCGGTTTCCTGCAACACCTGAACGTAGTGATCTAGGGTGCGGCCGCTGTTCTCGTAATATTTTAGGAATCGATGTTCGACGCCGACTTGCTGGTGAAACCAAATCGCGTTCAGGTCATTCGCACCGATATCCCAAAACGTATTGACTGGAACGCTGCGCTCGTAGGGCACGCGGCATATGCGTCCATCTCGGCGCATCTCGTCGAACTGCTCGCGATACCATGCGCCCTCGTTTGCTGCCTCGAATGCCTCGTCAGGCGTACTGGGGAACTCGCGCTTCATATCCGCGCCTTGGCGCCGCTGCATAAGTACGTACCATGCGCGTTTCCGGACCGAGAGCTTCACGCCGGTCTTGCCTTCGACCTTGTCGAAATATTCGGCCATCTTGGCTGTGATTTCTACGCCGTTAGGATCAACCTCGTATTCGCCGCGCACGAACCATGGGAAGAAGTGGAACTTCTCTTCGAGCGGCTGATGGATCTGTCCGACGCGTTTGCGCGCCTCTTCACACATTTCATAGAAGGCACCGTCTCGCCCCTCTGCAGTCGATTCGACGAAGAGAAAGCCGTCAGGGGCGAGTGCGGGAACGGCGCCAGTGATGATTTCCCGCGCCTTGGCCGGGTCACGAGCACAAATCTTACCGAACTCGGAGACATGCAGGAATTGCAGTGTTCCTGATCGCATCGATGTAGCGACACGCACGCTCGAATTGTTCGACAGCATCAATTCGGTCGTGCTCTCCTTGACCGGGAAACGCCGTTCTCGGATGGCGTTCGGCAGCTTGTCATAGGCGAACTTGATTTTGTCGCGGAAAATGACCTCAGCGTTATCCTTCGTGTCCGCGATGACGCCGGCGCGCACGTTCGACGTAAAGACGGCCGAGTCGAGAAACATCAACTGGATCAGCGTCGAGAACCCAAGTTGCCGCGCCTTTAGGATGACGTTGCGATAGTGCAGATCCTCAAGAAATTGCGTCTGCTCGGCGTTCGGCCGAAACTTCACGACCTGATTGCTCTTGTCGGTGATCCAGTAGAGGTTGTGCAGCCTCCAAACCGGATTGGACCATTCATCGAGATTTAGCCGCGGATCGCCCATCATGCGCCCCGCGGCTTGAACGTAGTGCCTTCGAGTTCAGACAGCAACTCGTCGACAGGAGAAATTCCGACACGTGCGACCGTGTCCAGCCGATCGCGCCATCCCAACCGATTCTTGAGCCAGAAGATGAGCATCGTCGAGTCGCCGTCCATGCAGCG